ATGCAGAAGAATTATATGATTTCCATAAAGAATTAATTATCTTGATTCAAGAAATTATTGAGGTAGATGAAAATAGAAGTGTTGCCCCGTGGATAACAGATGTTTTTGATACTGCTGCATCAACAACTAGAGGAGTTAATACTAAGAATATTAAATATACTACCTCTGACTCTAAAGAAGAATCTACACCACAGTTTTCAACATTTAATTTAGGAAGCACAGGAACAGCAAGAGATTTGAAAGACTATGCTGATTCTATAACTAAATTAATTAATATAATGCAAGAGTATTATGTAGTTCCTGCTGAAAGTAAGTTTTTACCATTTGCAGATAAACCTAGATTTTTATCTACATCATTTTTAGGAAAAACAAAAGTTATTGGCCCAGAAAGTTTGTACCAATTAGTAGAATTAGGATATTATAGTTTAGGCGCACAATTAATAGATAGACATGAAGTTTCTATATTAAATAAATATATAACATTATTTAAGTTTCCAACTGATATTGATATGAGAGATGCAATACTCCGAACAGAAGAAGTTATGGATGTTTTAAATGATGTTTTTGATGAGAGATTTAAAGAGAATGACAAAAAGTTTTTTGCTGCGAAAATAAGTAAAGTGGCAAAAGAAAATAATCAAGACATTTCTGATTTAAAATTAGAGGGAGAGTCTATCATGTCATTAGCAGAAAAATATAATGAAGAACCTAATTCTTATTATCTTTTGCTAAAACTAATGTTGTCCTACAAAGGAATGTTTTTGAAAGACTTCAAAAAAGAAAATGAAATGAAAAAGTTATATGGATTACTTGAAGGGTTAAGGATGCCGTTAGAATTATCACTTCAACAAAACATATTAATAATGCACGATGATATTAGAAAGATGAGTGATAGACCAATCCACTATAGATATGCTATGTTAGATGATTTTGATGACATGGAAGAAACTATTAATATAATCAAGTCTCGCTATAAACAAGATATTACTGCGACTGACGTTACATCTATTGTTATGGAATTAGGAAGCATAAATGGATTATCTAAAAAACACGGTTTAAGCGAAGAAATTATTTATCACATTAAGGGGCTATATAGATGACATGGTTTAATTTACTAAAGTATGATGTGCTTGTTGATAAGCCTCTTCCTTTAGTTACGTTGGCTAGTGAGAATAGCGATTGTTGTGATGTAGCATTTGAAGAATTAGAAGAATATCTAAATGATGCTTTAGGTAATAACAAAATGACGGGTTATTCTCAATATGGTATAACAGTTGCATTAGAAAGACTCAAAAAGAAAAAGACAAGAAAAGATAAATGTAGATATGTCCATAAATATTTGAGTGAAAGGTCAATAGAAGGAACAGGCTCAGGACTACTTAATTTAAAGACTAAAAAGATATTAGATGATTGGGATTCTTGTGAAAGAAAAAATTGGAAAGAGATAGATGCAAACCCTAAAGGCTATGGAACTATGGAAGAGTTTAGGGGGAGATATGAATGAATTGGTTTAATTTAATTAAAGAGAGAAAACTTTGTGATACTTGTCATAAACAAAGAATATCACCTTCGGCCTCATCAAAGGGAATCACTACTTGCGCTACTTGTGTTAGGCGTAGTGGTAAAAGTAAGATAAAATCACCACTACCAAAAGGGTTTAGGAGAGATAAAAAATGAAACAGTGGCTAATTAGAAAACTAATATCATTAATGGGTAATGTTTACGTTTGGTTAGATAAAATGTTAGAACACCCTAAAGGGGATATTCTTAATGTTAGTATTGATGATGATTTACAAAATATGACTAGGCGTGAATTATGTAATCATGTAGAGAACAAGTTTGGTTGGAAAAAGGATTCTTTTTGGTTCTTGGAATCAACACAAAAAATAAGATTGTGTTGCCAAGTAAGTCGTAATTTTATGAAAGAGCAGAGCAAGAAATGAACACGGAATATTGGGAAGCACAATTAAAAGGATTTGAAGAAGCGTTTAGAAGTAAAAAAAAAGTTAGGTTAGATAGATTATTTGTGCAGTTTTGGGAGGAAGAATAGTGAGTTGGATAGATATAGTAAAAGAAGAAAGATATGGAGATAGTATTCGTAACCAAATTAAATACCTAGATGAAAAAATCAAAATGTATGAACAAGAAATTATATTAATGAAAAAAGAGAGAGATTTATTTAGAGAACTGTTGCGTTAAGTGGAGAGGTAAAGATTAATATGAGTTGGAAAGATATATTAAAGTTTGATATACGTTTTTTAGATGACGTAAAAGCATGGGTCATTAAACATCAGGATAAAATATCCGATGAAGATAATGAATTGTTTCAGGAGTATGTTTTTAATCATGCAAGTATGGCTAACTTAAAAGAGTTCAAAAGATTAGCCATGAAGTACCCTTTCTATGAAGAACATATGCCTTTTTGGGATATTCAAATTAAAAAAAGTAAGACTAATAGAATATTTTTGCCTGCATTTAAAGAAGGGGTGAACAATACAGTTAACCGTTTAGAAATAAACGGTAGAGTTTATGCTACTTTAGAGTTTTATAAAACATTAAGAGAAGAATATGGAAATGAAATAAGAAAGGCGATGGCAGCCGGTACTTCTCCGTTTGTTTTATTTCCTTCACAACACATTAAACATAAAACAGAGCCAGAAAAAATAAGAGGTAAACTTTCTGTTGTAATGAAATCATTAGGTTTTACAAGAAAAAAAGAGCATTATGGTGATGTGTACTGGGAGAGATAAAATGAATTGGTTTAAGGTTGTTAAGAAAAATCCTTGTTGGGATGGTTATGAACAAATAGGCATGAAAGACAAAAATGGAAAACAAGTTCCAAATTGCGTACCAATAAAGAAGTGATATAATGAGTTGGATGGAGGTAATATGCAAAGGTGGCCGTTGTACTAGAACAACGAAAAAAACCTCATCCACAAGTAAAGGTAAGAAATGGATGAAATGTGTTAAAAATCCAAAAGGTAAAGGCTACAAAAGAATCCATTGGGGTCAAAAAGGAGTGACTGTTTCTGGTAAAAGAAAAGGCAAAAGACGAAAATCCTTTAGAGCAAGGCATAATTGTGCTGATGCAAAACCCGGAACGCCTAGATACCAAGCGTGTAAAGATTGGTGATTTGCTTGGAATTACAAGAATACAACTTTACTCATAGAATGGACATGGAGTTATCAAAAAACTCTTTTCCTTATTTTTTTCAAAATGTATTAGGCATGATGTACCCTGAATATATGCAAGAGTGGAAAAAATTAATGGAACAAACAGATAGAACAGTTATCGTTTGTTCAAGAGACCATGGAAAATCAGTTTTTATGCATAGTTGGGTTGTATGGAATCTTGTGTTTCAAGAACCACCATATCAAATGTTATACATTTCTTCTAACCAAAAACAGACTTTGGTTCACATGAGAGAAATTGATAGATACTTTAACATTCCACAATTAAAACACCTAAGACCTAGTAGAGGTTGGGCTATTGGTAATATTCAATTGACTAATGGTAACTCTATATTAGAACGTTCAGTCGGTTCTCAGATTCGTGGACTTCACCCTCAAGAAATTATTATTGACGACCCTTTGAAAGAGTTTAGTTTAACAGGTATTACTAGAGTTACTGATTGGTTTTTTGGTGATATGATACCTACACTTCATCATACTGCTAGTTTGAGAATGATAGGTACACCTTTTACTTATACTGATATTTTCTCACAACTAGAAGAAAATGAAGCGTACACAGTAAGAAAATATCCTTGTTTAGATTCAATGAATGAACCACTCTGGCCTGAAAGATGGGACTATGATGCTTTAATGCAAAGAAAGTCTGAAATTGGTTCTCTTAAGTTCACAAGAGAGTACCTATGTATTCCTGTTTCAACAGGAACAGCACTTTTTGGGCCAAATCATCTTGAAAATGCTAAAAATGAACACGCTATTCTAAAGTTAGGCCATAGAAAGGAAAAAGGCTACAAATATTATGTTGGAGTTGACCCTGCTATATCAACTGATGGAGATTATAACGTAATTATGGTTTTAGAGGTAGATGCTAAAATGAATAAGACTATTGTCCATGTAGATAGGGCTAAAAATGTCCAATTTAGAGAAAATATTGATAAGTTACGTTTAATAGCAAAGATATTCCAACCTGAAGAAGTGTTATATGAAACTAATACATTTGCTAAAGCATTTACTCAAGAATTGAGAACATTATCTGACATTAATGTTAGAGACTTCAATACCACAAGGAAAAAGAAACAAGAAATAATTTTAAATCTACAAATGAACTTTGAAAATGGAAAAATACACCTTCCTTATGGTGATAATAATAGTAGGAAATTATCTATGGCTTTAATTGAAGAACTATCTATGTTTTCAATTACCGATTCAGGTAAGTTTGAAGGAGTTGGCGCACATGATGACTTAGTTATGGCGTTAGCATTAGCAAACGCTGCAACTCAAAGTCCTTCCGAAGCATTTATGCTGCTAGACGATATGGACATCTTTGATACTCCACAATCTAATGCGTTTGGGCGACCAAATAATGTTATGGGGCTTAATTTTTAAACAGGTGATACTATGGTTAAATTGACAAGCGAAAGTATTGATGCAGCATTAGAAGATAATAATAAAAAAAGAAGATTAGTTGAAGAAAAGCACAGAGAACAAGAAGAAATGTTAGAGACTGCAAAACCTATGGCTGAAAAAATAGAGGCTCTAAGTAGTGAACTCAAACAAGAATGGTTGAATAATAAACCTATTAGAGACCATGATAGTGTTGCTAAAGAATATGCAGAAAGATTTGATTTAAATCTATCAGATGCAAAAAAGCAACTATTTACATATCCTGAAAAATACGAAATACAAGGGCATAACGTTCCTAGTATTGTAAAACAAATGAGAAATCATAGAAGAAAATTAAAAGGGCAAACTAAATTAGATTTTACTAAATCAATAGATAATTTAATTGATGCATATAGTGAATATCTTTACAAATGTGCTGATAGCATTTATTGGGTTAGGAAATATAAAACCCCTTTAATGGAAATGGTTAACAACGAAGAACAATTAAGAAAATTGAACAGTATTACCGATGAAGTAACTAAAAGAGAAATTGTAGACATACTTTGTAAGTATTGGGAAGCAGGTCTAGACAAGAAAGGACTGCCTTATGGTAAAGAATATTCTAGATTGACTAAAGAAATGAAAATACATAAAAGAGCATATAAGAAAGTTCTAAAAGACACAGTTATAGGTAACTCGCCTAAAGATGTAATCAAGAAAGCAATCTTGAAGTCTGTTTGCGATACACCCGGAATATCATCAAGAGAAATACATGAAGGATTACCAAGAAAATTATATGATAGGTCATCACCTTCAATTATAGCAAAATTAGCAAAGGAACAAAACATAACTAATGTTGATGGAGCATATTACAAAATTAACGATGATATAAAAAAGAATATTTGGGCGTATACAGCAGCATTCATAGATTCAGACGGGTACATTACAATGGATAAAAATCATAATCCTAGAGTTGGTTTGATTGCTACGGGAACAAGAGGTAGAGCGTTTATGATGGAGATGCACAAATCATTAGGGTGTGGCAGACTACATCTAGACCAGAAATCTCCACAAGATACTAGACCTGTTAACAGGTTAAACTTTTACTCAGCAGAAGATGTCAAAAAGATATTAACTAAGTGCAGGCCTCACTTTAGAATGAAAGGGCCAAATGCTGATGTATTGTTAGAATTAATTAAAATAAAGAAAGAGAATAAGAAAGAAGATTGGTACAAAGGTAGAAAAGAAGAGTTATTCAAGTTAATGAAATACCATAACCATAAAGACAACGACAGGTTTCAATGGAATGAATGGGATATTGATATTAACAACATAAATAAATTGATAGATAATTGTAAAATGGAGTTTTAATTATGGTAGAAAGAAGAACATTTAGTATAGGTAACTTGTTTAGAAGACAGACTCCTAAACCTAAAGATAAGGAAATATTTAATCCCGGCATTCAAGAAAAAAATAATGCTTATATGATTACTTCTCCAATATTATATCATGTAGCCCAACAATCAGTTATAGTTAGAACTTGCACTACTCAATTAAAAAATGAAATATTTAGAAGAGGATATAAGTGGGAAGAAAAGTTTGTGCATAAGTGTAAAGACTGTGGTACAGAACACCAAGCCCCTGTTGAAAAGTGTAAAGATTGTGAGTCTGTTAATTTATTAAAACCTAATAAAAAACAACTAAAATATGCTGCTAAATATTTAGAAGGTTATGTAAATAAATCCGACCAAATGTTTATTGATATAATGAAAGAGTTAGAAGATGACCTTAACATTATGGATGACGCATACATTATTTTAGTTAAGGAATATTTCATGGATTCTAATGGAGACATTAGGATGCACAGAATAAAAGAAATGTATAGAGGAGACCCTGTAACTATGGCTCTTTATACAGATGAAGATGGAACAAAAGGAACATCAGGATTTACTTGCATTAAACATAGAAACATGATTTCTGAATCTGATTCACAAAAATGTGAATATTGTGATAGTAAATTATATCCGGTATATTATGTAAATAGAGCAAATGGTGAAGAACAATATTATCTCAAAGGAGAAGTCCTACATTTCAGTAAATACAATCCAAGTAGACTATACGGTCTATCCCCCGTGTTGACTTTATGGAATCATATTACAACACTATTGGCTATGGAAAATTATGTCAATTCTTCATATTCTAAGGCCAGAATGCCTAGAGGGTTATTGGCAGTACAAACAAGAAACATTGACTCAATGAAATCTTTTTGGAGAGGCGTTAAAGAAAAGATGGAACAAGACCCACACTTCATACCTGTTATGGGAATAGAAGCAGAAAATGGTAAGGGGTCTATTGAATGGATTAAGTTCTTAGACAGCCTAAAAGAAATGGATTATATTTCAGTTAAAGATGATTTAAGAGATAGGATTTCAGGGTTCTATGGAGTAAGTAAAGTGTTTATGTCTGACAATTCTGCTAGTGGAGGATTAAATAACGAAGGTATGCAAATACTTGTTACTAATAGAGCAGTAGAAATGGCTCAGACTATTTGGAACAATTATGTGTTTCCTTTCATAACTAGAGAGTTTGGTATAACAGATTGGGTACTAAAATTACCCCCATCAGAAGAAGAAGATGAAATTGCCAAATTAAGAAAAAGAGAAATACAAGTTAATATTGCTGCGTCTATTAAGAATCTAGGATTTGAAGTAGATATGGATGATGAAGGTAGATTTATTTATAACAAACCTTTACCAGAAGAAAAAGAGGGTAAACCTAAAGGTGGAGATGAGCCAATAGCAAATGACCCCTATGCAGGAACAAACATAGACCAATCTCAATTAGGACAAATGATGGAACAAGGCAATAGACCAACTCAAGCAGAAGCAGGTCAACCAGAAAAGGTTAAATCTGAACCACCTAAAACAAGAAATAAACCTTCTATGTCAACAGGGCCAGATAAAAGGTTTAGTGGATTACCCGGAGCAGCAGGCAACAAAAACGTAGATAAGAGAACAGAGAGGCGAATACAATGAGTTGGTTTGCAGTAACTAAAAATCAAAAAAAGATAGGTTCTCTTGCTCATGTATTTCATTTTCTTTCTAGAGTTAAACAAGTCTATACCCCCTACCCTTCCCCTTCCACAAAGTATCAAAGAAACTATGCTGCATATGATGAATTAGATTCTTGGGATAGAGGAGAAGTTGAGAGATATATGATAGGCTTAATTCAAGTCATAGATAAGGATATAGAAACAACAATAACGCTTATCAGTAAAAGGTTAAACAGGAGGGGAAGTAATTATGATAGTGAAAGACAGTATAGACTTGCGACTGAAAAACCAATGGTAGAGTTATTTAAACAAGGTAAAATACCAGAAAGATTAATAGGATTTGATGATATAACAAATATGGATTCTGATGATATAATAAGGACTTGGAAGGAGTTTAGAACAGAATATCCTGAGTTTTGTAAGATTTATCTCACCACTCATCCTGTTCCTAGATATGTTCAATTAATCAAAAATACAATATCAAGAAAAAGAAGGTATAGATAATGACAGAAAAAACAATAAGAGAAATGGAAAGGGAACTTTCTATCGCTAAGAAAAAACAACGCATGGAAAATCGTAAAGACCATGTTAATAGAGACTTGGGAGTAATTGGCCCAAATGCAGTAAAAAAAGAAAGACCTGAATCTGGCGAAACACCGGGCTATATTGCCCTACCGTCAAGAAAAAAAGGCAGAACAATATAAGGTGATAATATGAACTTTCTAGAACAATTATGGAAACATGATAATATAAGAAAGAAAGAAAAAAACATGATTGATAGTATTATTGATGCTATTGGTGAACCCGGACTTAGAGAATTAAAAATGACAGGGGTTGACCTCAAAGAATTATTAACAGAGTACGCAGAAACTTCTAAAAAACCTATGAAAAGGGTAAGAGTTTTATCTCCTAAAAAAGATGCAGTAAAAAATTATAGAGAGAGAAGAGACGATATTAAAGAAAGAGATAAAAATAAAAATAGAAGAGAAGCGAAAGATAAACAAATAACGGCAAACGTTAGACATAATCTTCCTTCAAAAAGAGGATTAAAAGATGACCCAACAGGTAGGTTTAATTTTCCTTTTCAAGAACAAGGACTTGAACCAACATATGATGACCTTGAAGAAAATGAGTCAACTGCGGCAAGGACTAGAGCATTAGCAGAAGAAAGTAAGCAAACTGATTGGACAGAATACCTTCAAAAAAGTAAAAGAACAGAACCTTATTTACTTTGGACAAAAGAAACCTTACCTAAAAGTAGAGGAAAAACTTTAGAAAATGTACCGTTTATGATAGATGCTCTTATGCAGGTTAAAAGAAAAGAAAATGCTAAACTAATAAATGACATAATTAGACTGCTACCCAATCAGTCTAAAGATAGAAACATTAGCGATACACAAAATGTTTGGACTAAAACAGGCAAAGATGACAAATCAATGATTAGACCTTTAACAGACCAAGAAAGAGTATTAGATTCTTTATTAGATACTATCCAATACGGACATGATTTTGAAACAAAACGTAACGCGCAAGGCGAGAGTCTAAAGCGTACAGTACAAGAAACTGAGATTTTATCTGTTAAGTTTTTATTAAAACTATCAGATAGTATTTACTTAGATGAAAAACATATTCATCCTAAAATAACTCAAAGAATCAAAACAACAGAAGGCCTGCTACCAAAATTAATACAATTCTTAAAATCAAAAAAGAAAACTCTACCTAGGCGGGCAAGTATGAAAGCAGCACTAGATAGATTATCTACTAAAGGAAGAGGAAGAAACAGAATTATTACTCTACTCATTAACAATCCAGAAGAATATGTTTTTAATGAAGAAACTTATTCAGAAGATTTGTCTAAAATTAATAAAATAATTTCTGATAATTTATCTGATTTTAATGAGACAGTAGAACCCTTAGTAAATCAAGGAACATACGATTGGAAACAATATAATGATTCATTAATTAAAAAATATAGAGATAATAGAGATTCTATTGGACAAAGCAGAACGGAATATGTAGGAGATGAAATGGTAAAGTTGATTGATGCTATTAAAACTGATGTGGATGCTATTAAAAAACCACACAAGGCTAAGTTGGCTTTAATTAAAATAGGAAGTGAAAATGGTAAAAGTAATACTATTAATAATGAAGAATATAATAATTTCTTACAAAATCTTAATTTAATTACCGACAATTCTTATTGGAAAACTTATTCAAAAGGTACTTCTGATATAGTAGAAAGCAAAAAGCCTAATACTGCTAATGAACTCCGTACTTCTAGGACTAGCATTGAGGACAAGGCTAAACAACGCATTAAAGAATCTGTTAAACTGTTAGAAAGAGAAATAAAGGACTTAACTGAAATGGAAGAAAAGAGAGGAAACGTTCCATATTTTGCAGAAAGTAAGAAAACTATTAGAAATAAAATTGATAAACTAAAAGAAAAATATCCAGAAATGTTTAAGGAGGAATAATATGAGTTGGAGAAATGAATTAAAAAAGGCAGATAGTCCTATTTTAGATAAAGCCACACCTAAACAAAAAAAGAGAATCAAAAAAGTTTTACAGTCAGTCCAACCTTCTGAATACATGGGTCAAGATTTTACTAAACTAGGAGATTTAATTGATGAATTAAAATCAGAAGGGTTAGTGAAATCTAAATCAATAACTAAGAAATTAAATAAATATGATGAGGTAAATCTGCAATTAGTTGCTAGTGCTTCTGAATTAAGAAAAGACTATGAGGTTCTATATCGTCAACTTAGAGGGATGGTTTATCCTAAAAGTAAAGGAGATTTAGGAGAGGAAAAAGATGAATGAAGATAATGAAATGATGTTATTACTAAAAGAGTTAGTAACTAAAGTAAAGCAGTTAGAAAGTGCTGTTTATGATAAAGACAATTTGTTGATGAAGTCGGGGTATGTTGTTACAGAAACTCCTTCACCTGCCATCAGTAGCGGAATTGAAATGAGTGATGATAAGATTGCTAAGATGGAATGGGAACAAATTAACGAAATGGTCGCAAGAATAGAAGGTGCATTTTAATGACATACGATAAAGAAGTAATAGATGCTATGCTTAAAGCAGGGGCTAAACTAAAAGAAAAAATAGAGATTATGAATCATAATGATATGATTGATAAAGATTCTTTGACAGGTGAAGATGTTAAGGTGAAGAAACCAAAGGCAGTAAAGGATGATACTATTGATAAAATAACAGGTATTAGAGAACCTTGGGGCGAGCAAAAAAAAAGATAAAAAAAGCAGCATTTGATTCTGATTATGCAAAAAAAAATGGATGTCATTCAACGTCTTGTGAAGAAAAACCTGCAATGGTTAATCCAATAGGCGGTGATGTTTTGTGTCAGAAATGTTATGATGCGATAAAAGATGATAAAAGATACAATACTTCTCATTGGAAAAAAGTTTAGGTGAGTTAATGCCATTGTCAGGAGTTTTTGAGAAGAAAACAAACGCTGTGGCGAAGCGTGTCCTTGACTTTTATGAAGATATGAGATATAAATATCTATCAGCATTAGATGACCCTAAAGAATATGGTACAGCATGGAAAAATGCAGTAAAGAAACTTAGAACTGATTTTGACGGTTTAGGAGATTTTACAGCAGAACTTAAGAAATATCTAGATGAAGATAATGTTTTTAATGATGAATCTACTAACCCTGAATCTACAGAAGCAAAGAAATTATATAATGCTATCAAAGAACTTAGATTTAAATCTAAGGAAATGAATGACCCATTTGCTCGACAACTAGGTGATAAGGTAATAGAAACATTAGTCAAAAAGCCTAGTGTTTATGCTATGTTTATTCATTATGCTTTACGTTCCCACACTCATGCTTTAGATAGAAAGTCATGGGAAAATAATGATATTAAACCTGATGAAATAACAGAAGGGGCTAGAGGATTAGATTTAGAATTAAAAGATATACCCCTATATTTAACAGAACATTATGGTGATGATGTAGATACTAGCCGTGTTAAATCTAAGTTTGAGGGAGCATTAAAACTTCTAGAAAAAGTCTATCTATCAGAAAACTCACAAGATAGTTGGGATAAATTAGTAGCAGTAGATATTAAAAAAGAAGACGAAGAGAAGTCAGAAGAAGAGAAGTCAGAGATTGAGTTTTTAATACCAAATAAACCAATGTATAGAATCTTTGAAATTGACGACCTAAAAGAATTAAAAGGATTTAGTGGCGAATGGTTAGTCCAAGAAAAGTTTGATGGAATAAGAATACAAATACATAAGAAAAACAATAAGGTTCAAATATTTACATATAATGAAAAAGATATAACAGATAAATGTAAAGATATAGTAGAAAAAGCAAAACAAAAAAGATTTGGAGATATGATTTTAGACGCAGAATTAATTTTGTATGATGGGGATGAACCTTTACATCGTGCAGATACTATTGCACATCTATTCAAAAACAAATATAAAGACGCTACATTAAAAGCAAGAATATTTGATATTATGAATCACGATGGGAAAGACTTGACTGATACACCACTTAAAGAAAGAATAAACATATTATTTTACCAATTGACTCCGGGGTCATCAGACCTATTTAATTTCCCTTCTAAGAAAAATACTAGGATTGCTGATTCAATAGCAGAAGTAGAAAAATATTCTAAAAGCCTAATGGAATCAAAAACATCAGAAGGGGTTGTCATTAAAGATATTGAATCAACATATTATATAGGGAATAAAAAGAATCCAAAATGGATTAAATGGAAAAAGTTTGTTGATTTAGATGTTATTGTATTAGATAAGAAAAAGACTAAATCTAATTTATATTCATACTCAGTTGGAGTTGGGCCATTAAGCGGAGAACAGGCCAGAGAACATAATGGAACAGAAATAGAAGGTAAAACTTACTTGCCTGTAGGTAAAGCATTGAACACTAAAGAATCAGTAGACATAGGAGCAATTATTAGAGTTAAGGTTGATGAAGTTAGAAGGAAAGATAAAGGATATAGTCTGTATTCCGCAAAAGTAATTGAGATACCTGAAGTAGACTCACCTGAAAAATTAATAACTTTAGAATTATTATCTAAAGAAGGTAGAAAAACTCTAAAATATGATATTGAAGATGCTTTGTTAAAGTATACAATAACAGATGGAATACACGGTAAAGCAGATATTATTATGAAATCAGATTTAGATGGTTTTACCATATATGGTTTTGAAGGCGATAGTTTAATGCAAAAAAATGCTCTTGCAGATATTGATTTATGGAAAGAACAATTAGGAGAAATGATAAAATCTAAAACTTCAGATGCTAGAATGTCAATTAAAAATTATTTAATCGAAGAAGGTAGACCAACTGAATTAAAAGATATATTTAGATGGGCTAATGAAAATATTCCTGATTTAACACAAAAACTTTGGGAAGGAGACTTTAACCATTTTAGTTCTTGGATGAAAGATTTTACAGGTGATTTCAAAAGAGTTGGTGAAAGTAAGTATACTGAAAACCCTGTAATGATAACAAAAGACGATTCAAAACAAGCATTATATAAATTATCCATAAGAGAAGATGATAACATTGAATTAGTAATTACATATAAAGATGAAGAAATGATTTGGATAATAGACATAAAAGATTCAGAAGATATTTATAATCTATTTGGTAAATCAGGGAAGTTTCCTGCTGAAATCGGAGAAAGAAGTCAACCTTCTAAGTTATTAGATAAAGGTGCAATATTATTAGGAGTTCAAAAACATGGCTATCACGAATATAAATTAGATGGTGATAAGTTTAGAACTAGATTACATTTTAGAGTAGTACCTGTAAAAGAAAAAGATAAATGGGTTGTATGGACAGGAATTAAACAAAAGATGTTAGATACCAAAGAAGATGAAGGTTTATGGGATATAACAGAAGATAGGTTTAAAAAATTAACCATGCAATTTGATTAATATCATTTAATTTATATAGTAAAAGAATTAAAGCAACCGTATGGCCGAGGCGTTGATGCTTTCTGATGGTTCTTTTGATATATTAAAATCAGATGAATTAGTTATTGGCGGCTATGCTTCAATAGAGATTGTAGATAAACAAAACGATTTAATTACTTTAAAGGCTTTAAACGAAGCAGTCTCTAATTACATGAAAGACCCTAAATATAGAAATGTAATGTCAAACCATTCAAATGTTCAAGTTGGAGACGTAATAGAGAAATACCGTGATAAAAACGGTATGCTCCATAAAACAGAAGTAGATGATGTAGGGTTCTATGTTGTCATTAAATTAAGAGATGATATTGAAAAGGCAAAAGAAATATCAAGAGGTATTAGAAAGGGAACACTACGTTCCTTTAGTATAGGCGGTCAAGCCTTGAGTAAGCGAAAAAAGTCAAGTGATGAACTTGGCGAGTTTAACGAAATTGACAAATTAGAACTCCATGAAGTCACTATTTGTGAAAAGGGTATCAACCCTGAAGCAAAGTTTGACATCTTGAAGGAGGATAACGGAATGACAGAAAGATTGGAAAAAGCGTTAGAGGAACTTAACAGCCTAATGGCAGAAGTTAATGACCTCAAAAAAGAAGAAGAAGCAAAGCCTTCCTCAGATGATGGGGAAAAAGAGGCTATGGCTTATGAAAGTATGGACACTATGGAGGATGAACCAATGGATAAAGAACCCGAAGATATAGAAATGTCTGATACAAAACCAGAAATGGATGATGAAACAGCAAAAATGAGAAGCGGCCCAGAAGGTTCAGTAGAACATGGATATGGAGAAGACCTAGAAGCAGGTAAGAAACATACACAAGCAGCACAAGTAGGACAATTGTATAAAGAGTGGCAAAACGATGACTTTGCTACACTTGACCTATCTGTTGAAAATGTAGAAAAAGCATATGATGCGTTTAAAGCAGAACAGTTAGAAAAGATGGCCTATGATACATTAAAGTCTAGATTTGAGTCTAGATTTGCTAGTGAACAAAACGTAAGAAAGGCTGATGCTGCTAGAGCAGGATATGATGCAAAGAACGAAGTGGAAACACTAAGAGAAGAGTTTGCTATGCTAAGAAAGAGTTTGACAGAACAAAATGAAAAGATTGTTAAGTCACAAACAGTAAAAGTTCCAAACTTTGATGTAACAAATATGTCATGGGGAGAAATCCATAACATAGTATCAGGATTTGAGGAGTGATAAAAAATGAGTGGATATATTAAAACTATGAAAGATTTAGAAGCCGCAACCTATGGAATAAAAGGTGGAAGCGGAAATGCTTTGTTAAAGAGTGCAGGAGTTGTTGCGTTTGGTTCTTCAGGAACAGGACACGATACAGATGTAGCGGGTTTATCCGGTGCGTCAGGTCTTGCTGATTTATACAACAAGGCTTATGGACAGAAAGTTTGGTCTATGCTTAACCAAGAAGTTAATGCATTAGCAATGCTGTCAAAGAGACCATACACAACAAGTGGATGGCGTATTTTGAAAAGCCGAGCAGAAGGTGGAAGCGGTTCTACCTTTGATGTAACTATTGGCGGAGCAGGTACAGGAGCAGCAGCAACAGGTGGAGCAGCACCTAGAGCAGATAGAATTGGTGGAGTTGCTGAAAACGCATCTTTAGGTACAGGAAATGATATTCCTGCAATTACGCCTGAATACACCAAACTATTTACAAGCCCTAAAACAGTTGCTCATTTGTTTGAGTTCTCAGAACTTGCGCTTGAAATGGCTAAGATTGACGATGGAGTTGGAGACCTACGTTCTTTAATTCGTGAAGATATGGGTAAGCATCATGCTGAAGTACAGAACAAAATGCTTCTAATGCCTTTAGAGGCATATGACGCTGTTCTAACAGGAAGCGATAATATGACTAACATTAATAGAGGTTATACTTCTTTAATGAAAGTGGTCGCTTCATCTCAAGAAATGGAAGCAATGGTTGATGCATCAATGTTAGATGATTCTACATCTAGCACAGGTGGTCTAACTGCTACACTAAGTACAATTTATGGTGCAACAGATAGGCAACTAGTAGGTAACGCATATAACACATCTTTCCTAGATGCAGAAGTAGATTATGGAGCAGGATATGCAGCAGGTGATGCTAGAGTCCTAACTCTAACTATCTTAAATGATATGCTAAGAAGACTTCGTGAAAACGGAGGTAGTCCTAAAGTTATCTTAACAGGGTATGATACAATTCAGCACCTTGGTGACTTGCTACAAGCACAAGAAAGATTTATGGATAGAAAAGAGGTTATACCAACCCACAATGGAGTAAGAGGTGTAAAAGGTTCAGAAGTTGGCTTTAGAGTCGCTACTTACTATGATATACCAATTATCCCTTGTAAAGATATGCCTAAAACAGGAAACCATGCTACTGCATCAGAGAAACTAAGCGACTTGCTTGTTCTTGATACAGACCATCTTTGGATGAGTGTTCTTAAACCAACACAATACTTTGAAGACGGTATTGACCATGGAAACCCATTCGGAGTAGGAACACTAGGAAACCAAGCAATGTATAGAACCATTGCAGAAACAGGTTGTTCTTTCTTTAAGGGTCAAGGTAAAATAACTAACCTAAAGAGTGCATGAGGTGATTAAGTATGGCATTAGCATATACTGTATCATTACTGCCAGACCACAAAGGCATGACTTTGCCTAAAGTGGTTGGTGATGAATATGTTGTAGATGCTTTGATAGATGTAACGTCAATTGTCGCAGCAGGGTCAGTAATCCCTGCTTCGGCTCTTGGCCTTTCAACTGTTCATTGTGTAACAATATGTGGTAATGATAATCCCAATAATAGCACAAATGACATAGCAGTTAAGGTAGAAATAAGCGCAACAGGAGGATATGAATCTTCAACTTCCTTTGCTCTTATGTTCACTACTATGTCAACAGGTACTACGTTATCTAATGATGCTAATGGTGGTTCTGTTAGAGTAAGAGTTTGGGGTAATCTCTAAACTTAAAATGTGACCTTTGGCCTTCTTTAATTAGAAGGCCAGAGGCTACTATAATATAAGGTGATGAAATATGGCATTAATAGAATTAAAGAATAAAGCAAGACCTATTAATTTAACAACTAGGTCAAGAGCAAAAGTTACATATGGTGACAAAATAGAAATATCTGCAAAGGAAGCATTAACTTACTTAGGAGATAATACATTCAACATTACATTCGTTCCGACCGATAAAAAGGAATTAAGGACTTGTAATGCTAGACAACTAGAATGGTTGCGTAGAGAGTTTGGTGTTAAAGGAGACATAGATAAGATACTAAATAAGATGTTTCCTGAACCAACTATTAAAAAGAAGATTAAAACAGAAATAAAGAATATGATGCCTGTTGAAGATAAAAAAGAAACGACATCTTCATAAGGGAATCGAAACTAGACTAAAACGAAGGGGGAACAAAGAATGTCAGGATGTAATAATACAGGAGTATTAATTGTTTCGGGTACAGGAACACAAGGTACTCAAGCACTTACAGGTAGATGCAGAATCAAATCTATTAAAGTAATGAATGATGCTGCGGTTGATAAGACTGTTACATTTTATGACGGTACTTCTAACTCAGCAAAAAAAATACATGAAGCACACGTTGGGGCAGTGAATCAAAACTTTGATTTTGATTTTCATGGTGCTATTGCTAATAATGGATGTTATGTAGAAGTTTCCGGTTCTGGTTCTAATAGTGGGGTTAGTTTCTCTCTTCAATATTTCTGAGGATGAAAAGATGCCCGCATTAGAAAAGGACACAAAATTAGTAATGACGATATTATTCGTTGGAGCCATTAGTGGAACCAACGTTTATTTTTACGCAAAATATGGTAGTGCAATTGCCTTTGGTGATTATGCTCATGCAGTAGTATTTGGATTGATGACTATCGGTGCAATACTTTCTTTGAAAGCATTGTTTGATTTAGCATTAAACGATAAGATAGAAATGGTTCTATTGGATAGAAGAATTGCTTCTTATTGGGCTAAGAAAACTAGAGATGCAGAACAACGTGAAAGAATTAGACAAAGTATGCAACAGTTTAGTCCTCAACAATCTATGTATATACAATCTCCGCCCATGCCTAGACCTATTGAGGAAAATAGAGTGCCTACATCTTTCTTAGCACAAATAGAACAGTAGGGGTATTAAATGTTAGAAGCAATAACCACAGGTTTTAGCGAAACAACATTAGCATACGACCTTCAAAGAGCGCATTCTGCGGATATATGGTTTATTAGAGCCAGATACTTTTTTTGGGGTACTGTTTCTACAATAATAGGGTTTCTTTTTGGACACGCTTTACCTGCATTCGGAATTAATATTTATAAAGAATTGTGGGAGGGATTCATTTACACTTGGCATCATTTAATAGGGTGATATTATGTCAGTAATGACAGGCTTTGTAATCATAATGGCTGAACAAATAGGTCTTATGTGGAAAAGAATACACGCTGTACCTTTTGGAATATACGGAGCAACTAAAGTAGGTAAAACGACTTTAAATCACCAATTAAGAACTAGAGGAGAAGTACCTAAAATAGTAGAAAGAACAGTAGGGAGAGGCAGGGCTACTAGAAAATCTATTAAAATTGATGGAGATATGCACACTATCAAATCAGCAGACGTTGGCGGTGAAACATTATATTGGGGAGAATGGCTCAAAGATATGCGAACTAGAAAAGTAAAATATATTATTTTTATGATAGATGATAGGCATATGGATAAACATTATGATATAGAGCAACAATTGTGTTGGTCTTTTTTGGTAGATTCAATATGTTCTCCTTATTGGGATATGATAAATAAAAAACACAAAAAGAAAAACCATGATTATCCGGTAGCAGTAGGTTTATGGGCGAATAAGTTTGATTTATGGAAAGATAAATACAGATATGATGACATACAAAAACACCCAATATTTGATTCTTTTAAAAATGGTATGACTAAGTTAAATGATAAAGGAATCCCTTGTTTTAAATATGTAGTAAGTGCAAAATCAGATTCAGAAATGGTTTATAGAGGAATAACAACAATGATGGAGGACTATTAATGACAGATAATTGTTCAATTGGGGTATTGTGTTCTTGTATTAAATGTGTAGAATATAGAAAGGAGAAAAGTGAATGACAATAGGTTATCAACCACCAAGTCTAATCGGAGCAACTAACGCTACTGCAAGTGCGTTTTTACCACCGATGAAATATGCCAGAGCCGCAGGTTCTATAATGAATTATGAATATAAAAGTACCAAGCCAAAAAAACAAGTAAAAGAAATGATTAAAATCTTACTACCTGAAAAGAAAAGATTTCTTAAAATTAAACATGGTTTCAAGTTTAATACAAGAGATAGATGCGTAGTCTGTGGAACACATAGAGTATGGGAAGCATCAGACCCAATGAGGCCGTCTATCCCTTTACATAAGGTAAAGAAAGGATATCCAATGAGAGGTACTTATTGTGATAAACACGCACAATTACATAAACAATATGAAATGTTAGAACAGCAAATTATAGCAGACGAACACGGGTTAGAGTTTAAGCGATATATGCCTGCTCCTAAAGTTCCTAAGTTATTACAATCTGCACCGCTAACTTCATTAAGGCAACAAGATATAGAAGCATTGTCAGTAGCGGGTTGGACTATCAGGCCACCTAAAATGATACAAGAAACGTTAGAAGATGAGATGTTTAGATTAACTATGGAAAGCCAAGCAATAAACAGTAGAGTTTTAAAGTTAATTAAAGTCGGAGCAAAAGTAACACCAAAAGAAATAGAGGTAGAGTGATATGGGATTATTAGGAACAAGCAATACAACGTTATCTAATCAGATAACACAACAAGGACAGTCAGATTTTAAAGTAATGAACAATCTTTTGACATTACAAGAAAACCATGTAGAAGATTTCTTTCAATATCACGGTGAAGCGTTTTTAAGTGCATTTGAAAAATTATTAGAAGATGTTACAGAAAGGGTAGTTAGCCAAATGTTAGTTAAATTAAAGTTTGTAAGTAATTCTAATGGAGAGTTATCGGTTCATTCTGATGCACTTAGAGAATATGAAAGTATTACTGCTGAAAACATTACATTAGATTTACAACAGTTATTAGCGACTGCATTAAATACAGAAGTTATAATGCAAAGAAAAATGGCTAAAGCACAATATATTGAAGCACAAGGATTTACTTCATCAGGAACACCTCCTATGTCCGGTCAAACAGGAATGCCTCAAGGGATGCCTATGGGTAATCCTCAAGGAATGAACCCTGCTAACATTCAAGGGAATAATGCGGCAGTAGGTATGAATAATATGATGATGCAACAACAAAATGCAATGAACAATGCATCAGGTTATCCTATACCTCCTTCTGGCTACGACCAAATGAATAATCCATATTGGATTGACCCCGCTACCGGACAACCAACATATACTCCACCTGCTAGTGGACTTGGATTAGGTAACGCTATTAGTAAAGGATTAGCATGGGCTTCTTGGTTAGCATGAGAGGAGAGATATGGACATTAAAATACCTGAATCATTTAATGTTCAGAACCGCACTAGAAATATAGGTTCAGAATTAGAGTTGAACAAAGATGATTTGTCCAGCGATAAAGGCACTGAACATCCTTTGTTTATTTATATGCTAAAATATTTAATGGCTCCTTTAACAGAAAACTTAGGTACACACTCTAAAGGCATGAGAGTATTATTAGACGCAGAAGGTTTAGAAAACGCTGCAAGATATAATGCAGGTATGGATGTAGATTCAGAAGAATACATTAAACATATAAACCATGCTTGGAATACTTTATCTAAATCTAGTATGTACTCAACACAAAAAATAAAAGATGAGGATAATCAATCATATGGAGTAGTAGAAAAAGGCATATTAGGAATATTAAATAATCAAAAGTGGATAGAACAAGAAGATAAGGAAGTTATAGAAAAACTAATTCAAATTATGCCTAAAGAAGGACAAGAGACATCCTTCATAGATTTGTTAGATTTAGAAGAAAAACAAAAAAAGGTAATAGGCACAGAAGGACAGAAAAAAATATTTGGATATAGAACAGGAAAAAAAGCAAGTGAAATGTACGCATCAGGCGAACAAGGTAAGCCTTATTATCCAATATTAAAACTGTTAGAAGAAGTAGTAGAAACTTCTGAAAGTGCGGATAATAAGATTATCAAAAGAGGCAAAATAGAAGATAAGGTTGTTATTGAGTATCTAAGGAAAGTTAAAACAAGTAAATGGGAAGGGGAAAATGTTACATTAAGACAAGACATTGTTATTCATTTTGATAGACTGTTCCAAATATTAAGAAATAGATATGGAATAGGAAATGTAAAATCTGATAGTAAAAACGCCAAACCTATAAAAACAGATAATGTAGAAACTCTCCTAAAAGAAGATACAGAAGATACTAAGGTAGTACCTTTGGCTAATAATCAAATAGAACCAAATGCTCAATACGATGTGTGGGAAAGACAAAATAATATCACAAAACCAGAAAATCTTTCTGATATAGAAGAACATCTATTTAGAAGAATAATTTTAAAATTAGAGTTAGAAAAACAACAACAATCAAGAGACATACAAGCGTCTCTCATACATCATTTGTATAAATATAATATTATTGATAACTTAAGTGATGATGATGAATTAGGTCAATATTCTGATATGTTAACTCAACACTCAAAAGGTAAATGGAGAGACAAGTACGGAAAAATAGATTTCCCCTTTACTAATGATGAATTAGATTTAATAGAAAAAATAGTAGATACAGAAGAGTTAACAGAACCTATGAAAAAACTAAAAGCACAAACTTTAACCAGAACACTTGCAGCAGAAAATGAACGTGCTGCTAAAGAGAAAAAATTAAGTTCAAGACCTGTAATACAAAGAGGAGAGTCGGGTATATTTGACAGAATAGCAGACCCTACTTTAACTAGCATAAACTTAAGAGATGTTAGGTCTGGGGAGTTTAGAACTGAATTACTTAAGGCAATAACCCCCGGAACAGAAGGAAAATTAAGGTTTTCTTACGGTCAAATAACAGATAGAAATAGAGAAGGATTAATTTTATTAGATATCACATTCACTCCTTATGTTAAAATATTAGGATATGCTGATTATCAAGGAGATACATATAGTGTTCGTTCAGGTAAAGATTCAAAGTTTATTCCTTCTAATATGGACAACTTATCTGCTAATTTGATAGCAGAAGGAAAAAATAGAAGTTATTATCTTCAAAATATTAAAGGTGCAAGTATCTTTTTATATTCTTGGAAAAAACAATTAAGCAGATTAAACAGGATGGTACAAAAATATGTCAAGACTTAAAACAGCAAGTGATTATACAACGATAAACCCTGACTATGCAAATGGTAAAGGGTACTATACAACTCATGTAGATGTTTCAGATTTACTTCAGATTAGTCCAAATAGTGATTTAGATGGTGATGGTGATAAATCATATTTTACTGATGATACTACACCTTCTAAGGCTATGGTTGGTAAAATAATTAAGAGAGTAGAAGGTAATATTGATAGTTCTATAAAGCATTCTTTTAGGCCTGAAATAGTAGAAAATGAAATACACGATTTTGAATCAGGTAGATATGTAATTTACCCTGCAACACATTGGAAAGATTATGTAGGTTTTGTTCAATTAGATTATCCTAAAGTTAGAAAAATAATAAAATTAGAAGTTTACCAAGGAGATAAATGGAAAAACCTTGCTTCTAGTAGTGTTGAATATACTCCTCCTAGTTCTGCTACTACATCTGAATATACACTTAAATTATTGGTTGCAGGATATACTTTCAAATTAACTAAAGGAACTAATAATGGATTCTATGATGTTTTCGGACAACAAACAACAGTATCACAAATATGTGATGCCATTAATGAAGTATTTCCACATGACACAGCACAATTTACAGGTGAAACTTCACCAAAAACTACAACACAAATGAGTGGCACAACGAAAAATATCTCAGATTTCTTTTATGCTAGTCCATCAAATAACGGTAAATCAGTAACTATATCTTCACTTCTACCTTCTGATGCAGGTTCTATTTGTTCTCTTATAGAGACAATAGACGGTACTGCTATCACTACAAGTTTTAGTGATAATGAAGATTCAGGTAGAAATAATGATTGGTGGGTAATAGGTAGACAAGGTAAAATATTCTTTAGAAAAGAATGGCCTTTCTTAAAAAATAATTCTGTTAAAGTAACTTATATTACAGGGGCTTCTAGAGTCCCATCAGGAATACATGATGCTGCTACTAAAATGTTTGCAGCCGAAATATTGGTACATGATGATAATAGTATTTTGATAACAGAAACAGGTTCTAACATTGATTTAAAAACTAAACATGATATCTTAAAAGAAGAAGCAAAAGCATTAATTGATGGGAAAAAGAACCTTTTACATTTAATTGATTAGGTGAAACTATGTCTAAAACAAAGATGGATGAAATACTTCGTACTGAAATAGAAATGAATAAAGTATTACAGGATTCTATCTATGGAGATTTTGCACTAAGTATTGAAAAAGTTAAGGAAGAAGCAATTAATAAATATCATAAATGGCTAATACAAGAAATGATGAAGAAAATGAATGGTGAGTTTTATGGATGAAGTAGATTTTATTATTAAATTACTAACTGATAATTGGAGCAATACAGATACAGTAACAGCAGGTAAAGCAGGAATTACAAAGGCAGATGGTTCTGCTTGGACATATACTCCAACTCCTGTATTTATAGACATACGTTCAATAGAACCCGGAAAAGGAAGAAGGGTAGATTTAGACGAAAACGCTGTTATTATTGTTTATGAAGAAGGTGCTACTCTTTCACATCCTACCATAGATAGAACAGTAAGAAATGAAGAGTATAATTTTACTTTACATTTAAGAGTCTTACATCGTAGAGACTACCCAGAATTAACATACTCAAGACGACTACTACAAAGTTTATATCAAATGACTAGACACATCGTAGAAAGTAAGGGGCTGAGACCCAAGGTTTACACAGGCGGAAACGTGGTGGGAAGCGCAGAATTAATTGAGATTACAGGCAGAAATGAGGCTAATGATAGAGGAAAGAGGTTGTTGGGTTATAAGATGTCTGTTACCATGAAAAGGTTCGGGAGAGCCATTTAAGTAAGTAAGTAAGTGAGTAATATGGTAAGTAATGAAGTATATACAGGAGCAGGTTTATCTGCTACTTTAATTCCTGAAATGGATTTTGAAGTATCAGAAGCCTTTGGATTGACAACTAATAGTATGCAACTATTAAGTTATAAAAGCGGAACGACAGATGAATTAGATTGGAGTAAACAAGCAGATGGTAGCGCCCAAACCACAGTTTTTCTCAACGATACTAGATTAGTAACTGATATCTATAAAGGATGTTTAGCGAAAGTTAGAGGATATGACGCTAGCGGTGCTAATGATGAAACGGAACAAACTCTATTGATACAATCTAATGGTTCTCATAGCATTAAGTTTGGTGAAGCATTAAGTTCAACTGCTACTACTGTAAAATATAAATGCACAATACTTGCTTATGGCGCACCTGTTTACGCACCTGCTGTAACAGACAGTAAATTAAATCTTCTATCAGACAATTGGTTGGGGTTAGTTAACACCTTTACTCCCCCTACTGTAACAGCAGAACTCAAACAAATGAATCTTGCTTTAGGAGGTACACGAAACTTTGGTTATCAATTTAAAGGAGCAGAAACAGTTGATTCTGGTTCAATGGATGTATCTTTAAATCATGGAGCATGGTTGTATTATGTGCTAGGTAAAATGGATTCTAAAACTCCATCGTCTTTACACGGTTCAAGTACATTAGGAAGTGATTTAACAGCCACAACAGGCGGTAAAGATTTCTATGCTAGTACAACTACAACAGATTCTAAGATATACAGAGTAGAAAAAGGTGTAGGTAATGTCCTCAAGATTTTACCGCCTTTACCTGAAACTGCAACTGCGGGTGATTATAAAATGGTGCTTGATGCTAATTATTTCACATATGATTTTTCAGAATCAGATACAGGGGATTTACCTTCTTTTTCAGTAGAAGTAACTGCTGAGAAAGGACACGTTGACCCTTATTTGCAGGATGCTGCAACAGAAAATATGTTTAGTAGAGTATACACAGGATGTCAAGTTGATTCTATGACATTAAACTTTGAAGAAGGCCAAGACGTTAAATCAAACATTACTTTTGTTTCAAGAAAATGTCATAATACTCCTACTGAATATGTACCAAAAAGAAACGTACAAACATCAACTAGCCTTATGAACTTTAAAGGCAGAACAACTGATGATAACAACCCATATATGTTTTCAGATGGTAGTCTAAAGATATACGGTCAAACATTGGCTAGAATTAAAAGTGGTAGTTTAACTATTAATAACTCTTTAACTCCACAAAGATTTCTAGGAAATTATGATAGAACAATTATATCAAGACATATTGGTGGACAAAGAACATATGATTTACAGTTAACTTTATTGATTACTGATAGAACAATTTGGGATGAATTAAGAAACCAAAACGAAACTACTTCAACAGTAGGAAGTTCAGGTGCAGCATCAAACTTTGGATTAATAGAATTAGAGTTTGCTAAATCATCAACAGATAAGATACAATTAAAGTTTGACAATTACCTAACAAGTAATGTAGATATTCCTTTCCCTGATGACAAGGGCGCTCTAGAAGTCTCATTGACTGTCAATGCAAGGACACTTAATGACTGTAAATATCTAGGTAAATGGGCTATTCAAGGGTAAATAGGGCTTAAATCGTATTTAGAGGTAAAATAAACTTTTTTAGATAAGTAGGAGGCCAAAATCATGTTAAGATTCCCGAAACTTAGGGGCATGACAGGCATCATATTTATCGAAAGGGGCATCTAGGAGGCTCAAAAGGATTTTAAAAAATATATTCCACTAACAGTCGTTTGTTTGTTTGTTAGTATAATTGTAGGTGGAAAAAAATGGAAAAACAAGTAGTAAGTGATAAGAATGTGCTATTCGCACAAACAGAAACGGAATGTTATGAATTAAAAGTGACACCGGATAGAGAAGAATACCTGAAGGTATGGGTGAAAGAACCTACATGGCTTCAAGTAGAACAAGCGTTAGGATTGGTTATGAACCTAAACGCTAATCAAGGAAGTATGGGTATAGACTTTAATAAAATGTATAAGTTTATGGTCGAGAACTTCATAGAAAAAACAGAACCACAATTGAGTTCAATAGAACTCTTAAGGTTATCACCTTATGTTGGAGCGCAACTTAAAGAGATATTACCTAACCCTTTTAATGACCTTACGGGGGCTGATGAGGGAAACTAAGAGAGATTCGTAGGGGCTTGAATGGTAGTGAAATATCTCCTGTTCTTGCCTCACGAATCATGCTTTATACATATTGTAACACATTCAAAATAAACCCCGTAGAAGCCTATCAAACTCCTGTTAGTATAATAAAAGATATGTTAACAATTCATCAAGAAATAGAAAAAGAAAAAATTAAAGAAATGGAAAGAAAAGCGAGATGATAATATGTCAAAAAAAGACCCAATAGAAACTACAATAAAACTAACTGAATCTTTGACACAGTTACAAGATACAGCACAAGGTGCAGTAGCAGCATTCGGTCAATTTGGAGATACAGGTAATAAAGTTTGGACTATCTTTAGTAGGTTTGCTTCAGGTAGTTGGGTTTGGCCTATTCAAAATCAAATTAGAGGTCTTTCTAACGTAGCATTAGTGTTTACTAATAGAACACAGGCACAAAATAAAGCCCAAATTGAAAATATCGAATCAATATTGAAACTACAAGATGCGTATAAAGGGTTGAGAGAAGAGGCTAAAAATCTTGAAAAAACTCCATTATATAAATCTCTTATAGAATTAGTACCGGGCGAAGAAGGTAAAGTTAAAGATTATACAGAAAAGACATATGATAATGTTCTGGAAAGAATGAATGATAGAATAAAAACCATGCGAAAAGGTGCTGAAAAAGTATTAGGAATCTCTGGCAGTTCAACATTTAAAAAGTATTTTGGTCTTAATGAAGAAAAAGGTGCAAGAAAGTCAAGAGGGGCTAAAGATGGATGGGATTTTCTTCAAGAAGGTTTGCCTATGAAAAAAACTACAAAAAAGACTTTAGTAGCATTCTCAAACATAAGTAAAGGATTTAAAAAATTACAAGGAGTATTCGCAAAGATACCTTGGATGAAGTTATTCCCCATGTTATTGAGTTTCTTAGGAGGTGCGCTTGTTTTCTTTGCTAATTTTATGTTATATGTAATAGCAATATCAATAGGTTTAGCGTTAATAATTAAGTTTGTTAAAACCTTTTGGACTGAAATAGAAGAGGTGTTTATGGAATTATGGCCTACTATTAAAGCAATAGGAGAAGGGATATTCGCAATAGTCAAAGGATTATTCTTCATTATAAGCGGTGGATTAACAGGAGACCTTGAGAAAATATTTAAAGGGATAGTTATGGCAATTGAAGGCGTACTAACTGTAGCATTGGGATTATTAGCATTAGCAATACAAGCGGCAATATTAGTAGTAGTAGCAACAATAAAAATAGCAGTTAAAGGGATAGTTATGGCAATTGATAAACTTTTCAGTATCAATCTGTTAGGAAAGAAAAACTCAATGGGTGGCGCTTCAGGATTTAATTATAATGAAGGAGTAATAGATTCTTATTCAAGCGGTGGTAATTCATCAGGAGGTTGGGCTTTAGTTGGAGAAAGAGGAGCAGAGTTTGTTAGATTACCAACAGGCTCTAGAGTATTTAATAATCAACAATCAAGAAACATGGGCGGCAATACAATACACGTTCATGTTAATGGTAGAGTTGGTGCTTCCGATGCAGAAATAAGAGATATAGCAAATAAAGTCGCTAGAGAGATTAATCTAAAAATGAATAGAACAGCAACAAACTCAAGGGTGATATAAAATGACAACATACGGTGGAATGGGAGCAGAAACAATAGTAATGTTAGAATTAGCAAGAAGGGCATCAGGAGATACAACAGGAGGTAGTATTACAACAAACAGAATAGGTTTGTTATGCAATACAATAGACGTTTCTACTAATAAACAATCTATTCCTTTCCCTGTTCCATTTTCAGGTTTAGCAGCAGGTGAGTCTAAAACAATTGCTTTAGATTTTGGTACTGCACAAAAAACACTAAGTATTACAGGCATATTAATGCCGCAGCAAATTGTTAAACAAAAAGGTACAGGAGAATCTATTACAATTGATTTGACTGCACATGAAGTAGCACAACTATTACATTCATATGTAGATTCTTCTTTCTTACATGAAGACCAGAATCTATCTAAACTTATTGTTTTAATTCCATCAAAAGCAAATACAGACTTTGAGGCAAGAAGTGGAACAACAGGTAAAAGTGATTCAGAACTTCCTCTTATTCCTTTTACATGGGCTAATAGAGATTATGATGTCCCAAAATATTCCTTTGGTAATACTCCTTTTCCTGATGTTTTTGCCTCAACAACAGATGAAATAGAGGGAATTACAGGATTTATAGATACCTTTACTACTAATTTGGTTGGAACAGATTATCCTTCAATACCATTTAACCTTACTTTTACTCACGCTTCAACAGGAGTTTCTGACTTTATCAATAGAGTAACTTAGGTGATTTAAATGCCGGGAATATATGCAGGTGATACCAAAAGTCTAGTTTTTCCCGTGATGTGTAATGGATATTTAAAGTTAGAATATGAAACTCCTAATTCTGAGTTTGATGATGAGTTTGGCTTTTGGGGGCATACTAGAGCCTATTCAATAGAAGCAATAATCTCTCCTTTTGACTGTAATGGATATGGTCTTAAAACAGGCTCAGATAGTGGGCTTAAAACATCAATTAAATCAATTCCTAGCCTAAGTGAGAATGTAACAAGTAATAGAAATACATACCAAAGTGAGTTATTTTCTGCGGTAACTGCTAGAAAGAATCATAAAATGATGCTATTTTATAACGCCAACGTTCAGTTTTACTTAGAAAATACAACGATTCATAATATAAATCAACCTGCTGAATATAAATTATGCGTTAAAATTGGTAGTGGTACTGCAACAGAAAGTAAAACTATCATTATTTCTGCTGATACTATATATGGTAAATATAATCCTAATTATTTATATGATGGAATTACATCTTCTAAAACATTATTAGACGCTACTACAACAATAAGTGGAACAACTGTAACTTGTGATAGTACAGAAAACATAACAGTAGGAACAGAAATATTCAATTCAAATGGTGTTAGTTTAGGAACGGTTCAAACTATACCAAACACTCCTGTAAATGGTGATGGTTTTGCTACTACATTTACATTATCTAGTGCAACTAATTATACACAAGCATTGTATGTTTCACAGCCTAAAGAGGCATTATATGTAGAAACAATGTATAAAGTAGGTTTTTCATATAGTAATAGCGGGGAAGTTGATTTATACTTAAATGGTAAGAAATTAACTAAGGCAGTAGCAGGTACAAAAACTACAAACAACACCTTTGCTACAAGTAATTCTTTCATTGGACAGGATGGCACTAATTTAAACACTCAATTTATGGGCGAATTATATGAGATATGTATGTATAATGGATTAGACCCTACTGATTATAGCACTACTATAAATGCAGGGCTAAATGATATGCTATTCTATTATAGATTTGGTGATGAGTAATGGTTGATAGATACACATATGTATTGAATGCAGGTACTACTGATTCCCATACTCTTCCAACAACTCACGCAAATAAACACACAGCAACTAATTGTTTTACTAGCGCATCAGTTAACCCTACAATTTCATCAACAGGCGTTTCTGATGAATCATCAGGTGTTTCTGCTAACTTCTTTGAGATAAGAAACACTTCACATATAGATAAAATATCAGGAGATAGCCCAGATAAAATAGTAAATAGGTATTATCCAACAGATAAGAGTCTAACTACATATGTAAAAAATAAACAAAAGACTAGACCTAATAAACTTAGAACGCATAAAAACGGTACAGGGATAAACGTAGTAACAGGATTATCCCCTTCTATTGAATTACATGAAAATGATTGGTTTATTCTAATAAACCCAGACATTTCTGATGTAGATGGCACAGTAGTATCAAT